GCGTCTGGATATACAGACCGGATCAATTCATTGGTTTCTCCGAAGTGTGCACCGGCGTCGATAAATCCCGTTGGATTCTCTCCTCTGGCACGCATTCTTTGTAATACATTGTAAAAATAATTCATTTTATAAAAACTTCTTCAAACTTTTTTATGACGTTTGTTGGCGAGAATTTGACCGAATAACAGTCCCATTCTACGTCTTTCACATACTCCTTGTCAATATCTGTAAGATATGTTAACAATTCACTCTCATCTCGATATTTGATCGCTTTGTCCCCAAGCATATCCAAATGTGCTCTCATATACCACCAATAGGGTGCATCATATGTAATCACAGGCTTGTTTAATGCAGAAAATTCGGCCACAGCAAGACCAAAGGTTTCGCCGTCAGTTCTAGCGTGTAACATAGCATCACAAGTATTGATGAATTTACTCTTGTATAAAGGATCCGGATGGAATGGTAAGAACTTTACTCTTGGGTGCGCCATAAACGGCTTTGTATTCAAGAATACGGCCCATAGGTCACTTCGTTGTTCCAACACCTTAGCAATCGCGGTATGTGCAAAAGGAATATCAAATTGATCATACCCACCCAGCCTACCCACTATAAAATCTGTCTTTGGAATGCCCAGATCATCGTGTAGAGTCTCACTGACCTTTGGTACGTCTATGATGTGAGGAACCCACAATTCTTTGTTAAAAAATTTAGCCAACCATTCACTTACACCGGCATATACGTTACCATGCGGTTCTCTCATATCAAATATGGCATGAATAGCAGTCTTACAATTTGTGGGGGTAAATTCATTATTATTACCCGCTCTAGCCATATACAACACATCGATTTTGTTATCGTCCACGATTTTTTCTATATCGGACATCTCGTTATATAGTCGGATCCCGAACTCCGAGAATCTATCCGTTGGATGTGTCGATTTTGATATCGAACTGATGATTGTTGTGTCGTATCCCAAAATATTCTTCAATGCCGCAGCATAATCATATACAACGGTACTGTTGCCTCTATGATCCAGTTGATTTACCTGCAATCCTATCTTCATACAGACCTCCGGAGTCTATAAATATCTGAACTCAATTCGGAGGACTTGAAGTTCTTCCAGTCGTCCCACTTGGCACTGATAAATCTTCCGGTGATCCCATCACTCTTTTCCGATAATAGCCAGTCAACCAATTCCAACATAGGAGTTGGATCGTCGCCGCCCTGACTTTGTTTCAGAACTTTATTATATTCATCTTCTCCGATGACACCTGCGCCTATTTCCAATGCTTTATTGATAATATTGGTCTTGATTGCTCCTGGCGCAATCGCGTTTATGTCCACATCGGTTTCTTCCATCGAGAATGTTTCAACTAATCTCACAACTGCCGCTTTGGCAGATGCATAGGCGGAAAAGAATGGGCGACCATTTGCGGCCCCACCGCCAGCAAAGCATAAAATCTTTGGGCGGCGGGCAAGATCCATCAATGGATAAAAAGCGCGAATGCTGTTGTATGTGCCATCCAAATTGACTCGTATTGTTTCAGACCAACCATCGGGATCGGTTTTTTGTACCTTGCCCATTTCTCCCTGCGTTCCGGCACATGTAATCAAACCATCTATATTACTATACGCATCCAATACATATCTCGCGCAGTCTTCTACTTGCTTATAATCCGCAACGTCGCATGGTAATTTACCCGAGCGATTCAATCCAATCACGGTATGCCCTTGAGACTCTAGTCTCTCGGTGATCATCTTGCCTATACCAGAACTATTACCTGTTATTACTATGCGCATCGTTTGATTTCTTAATTGCAGGGAACAAACTTAATCCTAAATTGAACTTCTTGTCAAGCTCAATCAGAGTATATATTTCTCTACCAAGAGTATCATTTGTATATGGACCGCCGGGTTTTAGATATGATAAAAAGCCAATACGCTTGTCGGATTGTAGCCCATATACCACGTCTTTGGAATTAGCACCGGCTACACTACAAATCTTGTCTATTTCATTTATAAACGCAATGGATAGGGCAAGATAAGAGTTGATAGCGTGTTTGATCATTTCAGCAGTTTCAACAGTTGTCCAGAATACAGGTTTGCCTAATGGAGCGAACAGCTGTTCTATCTTATCCTTGGCGGATTGCTCACATCCAACGACGATTCTTTCCGGATTCATAAAGTCGTTGATAGCTTTTCCACGACGTAGATTTTCTGGAGAACATGCTACATCCAAATTTGGATACAATGTTTGAATCATATGACATGTTCCAACCGGAACTTGGGATGATATAACCACGATTGTTTCGTCTTTTGCAAGTGGCAATATAGATTCTAGATTTTTGACAATGATTTCCGGACTTGGTTTTCCGGTTTCGTCAACGGGCGTGTCATAACACACCCAAATCAATTCAGAGTCGGCAACTTTGCTGTCATCTACATTGACTTTGTGAAATTGTTCCATACATGCCGCTGTAACAAATGCTAGGTGGCTATGTCCTATAATTGAAATTTTCATAATTTTGAGTAATTGGTTGTTACTTCTTGAATATAACACTGGTTGAATGACTACCTCTGTCATCAAATGTATGATATAACAGTTTGGCAGATATTGTGTTGTCTAATATATAATCCACTTGATCTTGTGTTATATAAGGAGATTCGAAACGTTCATTCAACGAGATCTTTTCAATTATCTCGTATGTAGAAAGGTTTCCGTCGAATGGGTTATATCCACCGTGAAACGATGTATGTAAGTCTTCCATGATAAAAATCCCGCCAGATTTTACATATGGAAACAAAACTCCAAGTGTAATTTGTTGTTGTTTCATAGTGTGACCACCATCATCAATGATGATGTCATATTCAGGATGATAGTTCAAGCTTTTAAGCAAGTCATCTCGATTTTCTTGATCGCCGCTATACACTGTGATATTGCCCATCTTAACTTCATGCGCTGCTGCATCATATGGGATTCTTTGACCAGACATGAACTTTGAAATGTCAATATCCATACCAACAATTTCTCCGTTTTGATAAAACTGACTCCACATATTAAGAGAATATCCCTCAGACACACCAACTTCTAGTAATTTTGGGTTTGTATAGTTTTTGCAATAATCATAGTAGAATTCAGTGAATCTATGATCATTCGCCTTGTCTGTGCGTGTTTGTAATCCTATTTCAGTTAATTTATTCATATTATCCTAGTCCTTGGTTTTCTTGGATTGACCAATTTTTATTATAAAATTCGTTTTGCTTTCTTTGTCTATCTATAGTTTTGTCGTGTATAATCGCAAAATCCGGATCTAGTGGGATTTCTGTCACTGTCTCCGCGCCTGTGATAGTCTCGTGCAACTTCTTCTTCCAGAATATCTTCTCGGAATTTTTATATATTCTAGACTGATAATCCGGCCAGTTAATAATAGGCAGGTTTGGATGTTGAGGAATATTAAAAAATCTCCACCCCCATTGCATAGCATCAGCCGCCGTAGCTCCTCTCACAATATTAACTCTTGGTACTCTGTATAGTTCAACCGTTGGATTGCATTCCAACAATTCATGCATGTTTTCAAGGAATGGGGCAGCCAAATACTCGTCGGCATCTAGCTGAACGATCATATCTCCTGTGCAGCATCTCGACCCATAAGTTTTGTGTTCGCCAAAATTTCCATTGAGATTGTGTTTCACAATCTTGACATATTCAATAGTCTCAAATTCTTTGAGTATTTGAATCGTATCGGGATTATCCGCAAAATCGTTGAGTATGACTATCTCGTCGCCCAATTTATTTTCATGGATATGGCGACTGAGCTGCGTAGTCAATCTACGCAGCTCATCGCTCTCATTTTTACAAGTTACTAAATAACTGATCTTCACGACGCCGGTGTTACAGGTGTGACTTTTTTAAACTTCGGTAGCGAAATGGCTACTTTCTTCTCAAACGTCGGCAAGTACTTATTCATTATTTCAACAAATACTTGGTTACCACCTTCCAAAGTGAATTTCTCGGCATTTTGAACGCGAAGCTTTTCGGCATTTGGAACATACTTGATATAGTTCTCAAACATGTCATCCAACTTTTGCGCAGCAATACTATAGTTCACATTGAACCATTGACCTTCTTTTACCAGCCATTCGTTACATGCGCTTGGGGGAATATTCCCCAAGGTGCCGGGCAACAAATTGGACAATTCTTCCGGAAGGAAATCCTTGTGTCCGCTCCAGTTTGAAGTAAGAAGTGGCTTCCCACTCAGCGTTGCTTCTAGTAAAGGGCGACCAAATCCTTCTCCGTGAGTGAAACTAACGTGTACTTTCACCTTTGGATGGTTGTATAGTCTGTTCAATTGTTCTTGTGTAAGATCTCCGTGAATAACATAGATGTTTGGCAAGTTTCCAGACAGAGTCGATCTAATCTTGTTAATTTTTCCAAGAATTTCCGTCTTATCCATATGAGAAAAAGTCGCGCCGCTCGTCTTCAATATTAGAGCGGGTTTATTTTTCTTGTTTTTGAATACCTCGGAGAAAACTTTGATCAACATGCCGATATCTTTACGGTCTGCGCCAATATCTCCTTGTAGCCAGTGGCCAACGAACAGATAGCAAAATTCTTCTGGTATCTGCTTCAATCCATCATCCAGCCCTAGGTTCGGTTCACTTGTCTTTTTGTATATGTTAGTGTCAACGCCTTCAAACGCAACTTCAATTGGTTTATTAAGCTTAATGACTTCTCGCTGACCGTTTTGATGTTGTTTTTCAAACACCGAATTTACAAATACGTCTTTGGCAAACTTGGACGGAACCACATTCAAATTCATACGATTTAGTCCTTCTACCCACTCAGGTTTTGGTGTGGTACTTTCAATACCGGCAGTAACACCGATATTAAATTTTCCGAGGGGTTGGAATTCATTTGGAATAGAGACTTGTACAAATAGCTCCGGTGTCGGAATATTTGGATTGGTCAATATCTTACTCTTGATTTCCTTGGCCATTGGCTTGCTTTCGTCGTCAAGCTCGGTTAATGGGCAAGATCCCCAGCGTGTCGCCGCAATCTTGACATCAAATTTATTAGAATTGATTATCGCAATTGCGATTTGACGGCAGTGATCTCCATAACCAGACCGAGATGCAATCGGTCCTTGTATTACGCAGACTGGTTTAATTTCGTTACTCATGTTATATGACCTTTATATACTGATTAGGGAGCGGTGCCTTGTGTGTTTTGGGCTTCCTGCTCTTCGATGATAGCTTCAATTTCGTTTTCAACGTCGTTGATACGATCCTTGAAATCGATATTTACTACCTTTTTCTCTTTCTTGATTTCGGCGAGCTGTTTTGTTAGCTCGTATACTTTTGTCTTTGCTTCTTCTTTTGTTAGTTTATTTGCCATAATATTTTATTTGTTTTAGTTGTTAATCTTGATTTTAATTGCCTTTACTTCGATTGACACCTCAACGTCTTTAGAATTGTTATCGGTGTCTTTTTTAATGTCTGTTATCTCCATGAAATATAGAATACAAGTTCCGTCTGTAAACGGATTGGTTGAATTGTAATATTCAAGTTGTTCTTCGTGCGTTCCAAATTTTTCTATTGAAAAACGATCCCCAACTGTATGGGCATCTTGTATAAATGTCAATGGATAATTTGTATTTAGGTACTCAATTACTTCAGATTTTGAACCGGAAAATTCAAGTTTGTATTTCTCGTCAAGATATTTCAGTATGTCTGACTTGTCGGCGACGAACGATCCTGAATTAACTGGTTCTATATCCATCTTAGTTGAATTTCTTTATTACTTTGTCACGGTCGATCTTTGGAAGTATGAATCCAAGTTGTTTGTTAGGCATATTGTGGCCCACATACTCATCGTGGCGATGAATATTGAATGACTCACGACCCTTCCAGTTATTAATCATGCCGGTCAACCCAGACGCCATTGTATCACACATATAGCCACTGTTGAGATTTCCTTCGTTGCTCAACCACTCACGACCAACCATTCCAAGTTCTTCTCTCTTATCTTTACCGATTAGATACCAATACATCATTGCTTCTGCGGCATCTTCCCAACGAGCGTAATCAGCTAGGATATATGGAGTAGGAATGCTTCCTTGCACCATTCTGGCACCTGGGTAGATCGGTGTGACCCACTTGCCGTGGTTCTTATAACGACCATCGTGATTACTTCCCCATCCAGAATTAAATTCTACCGGTTTGCCATTCTCATCGGTGAATCCACATTGATCTTGCAGACCACCCGTCACAGTAACAATAATTGGTGTACCGGCGGAAACACTTTCAGCAGTACCTAGTCCAAATCCTTCGTTGTCGGACAAATTGATGGTTACGTCTGCAATATTATAATATTGATTTAGAGTGTCTGGCATGATCTTTGCCTCGCTGAACACAACGTCATTATCTGGACAAAATGCTTCTTTACATGCAAGCAAGTCGGTACCGTTTTCATCAATAGCATTGGTATGCATGAACAATACAACCTTCGAAGCTTCTTCCTTCGTTAGATTTTCGCAGAAATTGCGATATGCAAGCATGATTGTAGAAGTTTGCTTACGACGAATATTACGATTGTTATAGAAGATAACGTAGTTATAATCTTTTTTGAACAACTGCTTCTTTAATTCAGCCAACTTCTTAAGATCTTCATCCGACGTGAGTGGCTTGAATGTGTTCGTATTGATTCCATGCGGCACGTATGTTACGGTAGTTGGCTTATTCAAGCTGGAACCAAGTACATTTTCAACAATATTCTTGGTTTGCTTGCTGATACAGCCAATCCAGTCACAGCTCTCGTAGAAAGCACGGTTATACATTGGATATGGAACATCGTCCCATATGCTATAATAACCAATTGGGCAAATTTGGCGGATCTCGCGTTCAATTTGGTATAACCATCCCCAGAAGCGAGGATCGGTGAAATGCAAGATTGCGTCTGGTTTTTCCAACGACATGATCTGCCTCAAGATGTCTGGGTTGCCATAACCATCAACTGGATATAGGCGAGTATATCCGTCAGAAATGCCAGCATACTCGTTTGTAGCCGCGTCAAGATTGAAAATCTTTCCTTTTTCTGGGTGTTGGACTGATCCAGCGATTTGTGCCCAGTTGAATATATGGGCAGTTCCCAATACAAACTCTCTCGCCATCGTTGCAATTCCAGAATGCATTCGCAGATCGTCGCATAGCAACAGAATCTTTTTTCTTTGATCCTGTGGAATATACCCTTTTGGTAGGGATTTGACACTGACACTTGTAGATGATATGTTTTCCATATTTATTATAACCGTTTAGAATTTTGTGTATTATTTACACTGTTTTAGATAATGTATATTTTCTTGTCTTTGTCAATACATTAAAACGCAGAACCGCTGATTTGTAGATCATTTGTCGCATCGATCTTAGCTTTGAATGCTGGGTCATTGGTATAAAGATATACGCAGCGGTTGACTAGTTTCTGTAATGTTATTCCACTGGACACACCGGCTTCTTTAAAACCGTTGTATTTGTCTTTGAATATGTGGATAGAGGTAAAGCTCGTTTCGTGATTTGATTTTAGTTTCATATATATGTTTTATTGATTTCTCTATATACATATATATGAAAATGCTTTTCAGTTCATATAAAAACTAAAACTTCGTTATATAAACTAGCAGCCCTCTTTACCGTCACAGTATAGGTTTCCTTCTGGACTTTTAAGGGTCTTGAAGATGCAGTACTTGCAATTCTTGCGAGCTTTTTCTGGATTCTTCATATAGGTGGCGTTTTTATCGTGTATGCCTTCGGGTGTAAAACAGCCATTGATAAATTCCAAGAAACTCTGCTCAACCGCTCGCATACTTAGCTTTCCGTCCGGTGGAGAGATTCTTTGAATTCTGTCTTGTGGGAATTTGGCATCTTCATATAACTTTCTCTTCAGAACAAAGAATTCAACGTCGATCTTTTCCATCGGAACCTTGAACATTTGATGATAAAATCTTTTGTATAAAAGAAGCTGGTCTATCTTGGTGCGATCAACCTTTTGATACTTATTCCATCCATAGGTTGATGTTTTAAAATCCAATATCAAAATCTTGTCGAGGGCTTTGTCTCTTAATACAATGTCAAGATAACCTTTGTATAATATCTTACCACCTCGGATTGGAATCTCTAATGGCAATTCAACACCCAAAAACTCATATGCTTTCGACGGAAAGTGCTTGCGGCGGATAGTAGGAGACATAACATGGTCCAAAATGTTTTTACCATCTTGTTTGAATCCAGCAATGTCGTCTTGGGTTATAAGTCCCAATTCGTCTCTTTCATCCTCGGTCAATAACATCTGCTCGTCTGTTGCAACCGATAGTTCTTTCACACCCTCTTCGAATTTTTTAGTAAAAATGGCATGAACGTCTATTGCATCGGCTTCGACCGAACCCTTGGTGTATAAACATTCGAGATACGCTTGCAGTGGCTCGTGGATAGCGTCACCAAATACAGTATTTATGCTGCTTTCATACGGGGCAAGTTTATCTATATAAGAAAGCTTCCATTGCATCGGACACTTTAACCACATTGAATATTGGCTAAAGCTCACACTTGCCATCTTCTTTTGAACTTCCGGCACAGTGCCGTCCGTTGGTATATTCACGGATTCTGTGGATGGTTCGACCGGCTTTTCCAGTTTCGAAGATCCTCTTTCAATTGGTTGTGTCTTTGGTGATGTCATGTTGGTGGAATATACCGTTTTTTTCTCAAATGTCAAAACATAAAAACTTTTAAATATTTCTTTATACTTATATGCATAACATTCAAACAATTTGATGAAAGACAATAAATCCGATATTATGTTTTCTCATGTTTTGCAAAAAACAGGCGTACTCAAAAATTTTTCAATTGCCAAGACAGTTCCGTTAGTTGAAATAGAAAAAATAAAAAAAGAATTAAAAGAAAAAAGCAAGTCCGAGACGGATTTTAATTTGGCATTTCAAAAAAAGTTAGCCGCATATCAGAATATGCACGATCCAAAAAATCCAATACCGGGTATTATATATCTAAACAACGAAGAGAAAAAACAAGTTACTTGTAAAAAGTATGCCAAAGAATTAGCTAGGAAGGTAAAAATTGATCATCCAAGAAGACAAGAGTTGGCTTTGTTAATAAAAATTATGATAATGGAGCTTGGATTGACGAAAGACGATTTTCAGGAAGAAAACTTCGATGATGACACGGACGATTGAAGAAAGTCTTCAACGTATTTTACCATCTCTGGGTTTGTAGTTAGTTCTTCGGCATAACCAAGCATCGTTGGCCACTGTACTATAAAGTCGGCGTTTTTTTGTATCTTAGGGTCATTGATCATTTCATGATCGTTTGCGGGAGGAATAAATTTCTTGATTGCAATTGGAGAAGATACTTTCGAAATTCGAGTTCTATGGTCCTCATATCTACTAATATGTACCAAAGTACCGTTCATTTCTTTTTTTAACCAATAAAGTTCATCTCGATCATAATGATCGTATCGAATGTCGGTAATAAGATAATAATCAAAATTTGTTTCGTTTATTGTCTTGTCGGCAAGATCAATCCAATATCTACCATTGGTGCGTTTGCGTTGGGCATCGCCATACCACACAAGAAATGGTCGCATGATATTTTTTTCCTCGGTGGATTGAGTAAATGCAGACACGCCGAGGTTCTTGGTCAAAAATGGATCACATTGATGTTTAAGTGGCTCCGCCAGTGCAATCTTCTTCACAGACTTACCAGCTTCCTTGAGCTTTGTTTCAAGAATAGCGGCAAAAGTGTCTTTACCGGACCTAGCCACACCACTAATACCTATCACTTTTTTATTCAATGTTTCCATCGTGCAATAATACCTATACCGACTGTCCCGTCAAGCTTTTTCCAATAAGTTTTCAATTTGCTTCTCGTTATATCCATACAGCGAGACTATATTGATAAGTTCTTCTCTGGATAACAACTCTAGGTATTCAATCGCATTGCGTTCGCTTTCTTGGTAATGGCGTGATAGCATCAAAACCAAATCTTTGTTGTATTTATCGGACTTTCCTTTAATGTACGGGTGAAACCCACGACTCTTGGGTATAACGGCGACGCATAACTTATAAAATTGTTCGGGTGTAAGTTTATCCTGATAAACTTGTAAATCATTTATCGCCTCGACCAACTCGGGCTGCATACTAAGAAACCTGCATATCATATAATTTGACCAAGTCTTTTTGTCTGCGTCGGTGAGGGTATCAAAATAATTTGGATCTCGCTTATCTCTAATCTGATTGATATGATCGAACAGTCCTTTTGCCTTTGGTGCAGACCCACCCTCGGAATTTGATTTCTTCTTTGCCATGTCTTATTCAGATTTTTCTTCAGCTTCGCCACGATTATATCTATTAGGTACTATTCTGCGAGTTGGTACTTGCTCCTGTCTAATAACAGCATGCTGCTTTATTCTAGCACCATGCTCTTTAACTTCCTTGTTAATTCTATCTTTGGCCTGATTTAAAATTTTTATATTGTCGAATGCAATTTTTAAAGTTGCGGCTATGGCATTTCCAGACTCAATAAATAAAGTTTTTTGTTTAATAATTTCCTCCGATAACACTGCTACCGACTTCTCTAGTTTGCGTATTTTATGCAAACAAACAAAGATTACCGCGACACAAAGAACCCCGTGAATAATTAGATATATAAGCATAATAAAAAGTGCCCTAACTATACAGCTAGGGCACTCGTTGTCAAGAAGCTATTTTTACATTTCGCACTTCGGTGACGTTGTCCATGAAGTGAACCCAACTTGGGTGATGTGCGATGTTTATCGTAGAACTAACTGGAACTGGTCTTGGTGCAGCCGGTTTGCGTATCAGCCGCAGTCCGGCTTGTTGTGGGGTTTTGTCAGCCTTAAGACTGTTGATTTCCTTGCAACTCCAAACCATGTTTTCAAATGTGTTCTTACCGCCTTGAGCGCGAGGTATAACGTGGTCAACGTTTCCTTCGCGGTTGGTTAAAGGCTTACCTGTGTATTGGCACACACCACCGTCACGCTTTCTAATAGCGTCCTTGGTTGGGCGTGGTTGAACGACGGGCATCTTGCCATAGTTTGTTTGAACTATTACTCTTGGTGCACGAATGGTCATACTAGCAGTGCGAATTGCCAAGTCATACTCACGGACTGGTAGCTTGACCCACTCTTCCCAAGAAACAGGGCTAGTGTTGGTTGGATTGTCCCAATCCACGCTTCCATCTGCATCCACTGGAAATTCCATGTCAATTGCAACGGCAGGAGGATTGTTTCCACCGTCGCCGCCTAGCATGGCAATAAGAGCTTCTTTGACAGTCTTGGTACCAAGAGCTTGCCACGAAGCATTTAGAGATAATACTGGTTGATTGATCACGTTCATTTATAATATATCCTTTCGAATATAACTATTTATTAATTTCTATAAAAAGTCAAGAACTAAATCACAACAATTTTGATTTGAAAGTATGGGTCGAAATCTACTTCCATGTCACCATCAAACAAAATGATAGTACGGTTCGCTTTGTTGACGACTAAAGATACCGTGAGTATCTTTCCAGAAGAACTTAATACCCTGTCACCTATTACTAGACGCTTAACAGCTTGTTCTTTAGTTGCGACTTCTTTAGTTTTAGTTTTTGTCATATTGTATAAATGTCATCAAACGTACCACTTTGTTCCGTTGCGATTGATGCGAACAACATTATCATTGATTGTTTTCAACAACAACGCTTTTCCTTCACTAACATCGGTTAGATCACAGACGCGAAAGTCTTTTATATTATCGGCCCAAAGCAATTCTGGGCCAAACGGGTCGATGCGCCCAACAAGCATATATTTCTTGCCTTCTTTGCAGTGTTTTTTAGGTTTCATAAAAAGAAAATAGGGCTTGAACTATATAAAGTCAAGTCCTATGTTTGTTACTTCAATACTTGGTATAGCAATTTCTTATATTCATCGGCACCGATGGTCTTGCGATCTAAAATCTTAAAGATGATAGCCGAGCGACCCGTTGAACCATATGCTTGTAATACTTCCTTCGCGGCAATATTACGAGGAATGCTCATACGAGCAGACGCAAACTCAAACAGTGCAGTCATAATCTTGTGAACTTCTTTCATAGCATCACAGATACGCGAAGCGTGTCCAGTTGCCATTGTAGCAATCTCAAAGTCAAACTTTACAGTTAGATACTCAAAGAATTCTACATAACCAGTTGGCTCATGTGATAATGTGTGACGTGGCATAAACCAGTCAATATACACATCAATCACTTTGTCTATACTAGAAATTTCACTTTTTGCACGATGTAAAAAAAGATAGCTTGCGGCTTTTACTTTACGAATTTGTTGTTCGTTACCATAATATACACACAAACCTTCTTGATCTTTCAACACTTCAACTGCCGACTTCATTTCTTCAACGGAGTTGTAAGAGAAAGTGCGAGGACGTGGTAAATCCCAATTTTCTGCATATACATCCAATACACTCTGTGGAGCAAGTGTATAATCTTCGTGGTTGATTACGGCAATCAACTTCATGTCTGGCTCATCGCCATAATTCAGTACAATTCTGTTGGTTGGACTCAGCCACTCGCATATAAACGATTGATCGTATGTGTCGGCTTGTTCCAGCATAGTTGCAAACTTTGGATACGTTTGCAATAAATAGTCTATCTCATGTCCATTTGCTTGCTTATGAGCATCAACAGTTCCGCGAGTACGGATAATAGTTTGACCCTTGTAGCGAGAAAATATCAAAGTGGAACCGTCCAACTTTTCCATCAACTTCGCATTTTTTAGATCAGAAGGTGCTGGAAAAATGTCTGGCTTTTCGTCCCAATTAAAGAACTTTTTGAAACTCAACGACACAGGATTACCGTCATTATCCCATAAAGACGAGCGGTAAATAAGGTTTTCCTTTACCCAAACCGCACCAAAATGAATGGGTTGCACCAAAAAGCATTCATGCTCACCAACAAAGTGTTGATGAACCATAAACGATTCTTTGTCGATAGATTGTAAGTCAATTTTCATGACTTTACTATTACACTTTTTTATAAAATGTCAAGGAGTATCTTCAGTGGCAGCAAGTGCATTTATGGCGGTTACCGTAGCACTTGGGATAACACATGTGCAGTATGGAAGTAATGCTTCTCTGAGCAATGCCACTTTCTCACGCTCTCGTTTTAATTTTCCAGCCTCAAACGCAAGTGAAATTTTTAAATTTTCAATCTCCTCGCGAAGATCACCAATGGTTTCCTCTTGCTCCATCTTTATGTCACTAAATCGATTTAGTTTTGCTCTCAACGATACTAATTCTTGCTCGTGTTTATTGGAAAATAAATTAAACATATGTATATAAAAAATCCCCAAGTTTTGCTAGGGGATTATTGTGTTATTTACAAATTCGCATCAACCCTTTGTTGTTTGGCGACGTAGTTCAAAGAATCCAGTATGATTTGGATGCTTCTTGATGAAATGTCTAGCCATATACGAAGAGATGTTGTTGTTGATCTTATATTCAGTTTCATCTACCGACTTAACTGGGGCTTCCCACCGAATACGGTGAAGGATGCTGTCGGCGGAGTATTGATCATATCCCTTGTTGATACGGTCGAACGTGAAGGTTTCAAACAAACGCCACACCTTTGGGTTGTTGGCGAGATAGCGTCTAAACTTGCGTTGATTCATGGCTTGGGTCTTAGTTTTTGCTTTCATAGTATTTTTATAATTTAAAATAGCAGTATAGTACAAATCTTCAACTTGTCAATAAGTTTTTGATAAAAAAGTAAATAATCGACTTTTTCTGGAAACTGAATCATACTTATTAACATGGAAACTAAAATATGTACAAAATGTAAAGTAGATAAACCGATTGAGCAGTTCAGTTTTGATAAAGGAAAGAGGATTTCCGCGTGTAAAGAATGTAAAAGTATAGAAAACAAAAGATGGAGAAGCAAAAACAAAAGCAAAATTCAACAGAAGAATAAAGATTTATGGTCTATTAGAAAATCGGACTCAAATTGGCTGAAAAAAAACAAAGAATATTATGAAAAAAATCGCAAAGCTCTACTTGAACAAAAAAAAGAATATTATAAAAAAAATAAAATTAAAATTTTAGCATACGATAAAAAAAATGAACGACATCAGTTGAAAACAAATCCAATTTTCCGTCTTAGGAAAAATGTCAGACGAAGATTGCATTTAGCTTTGAAGGGAGCCTATAAACCAGATACTACACAAAATATTATTGGTTGCGACTGGGATTTCTTAAAAAAACATCTGGAATCGTTGTTTAAATCCGGAATGAGTTGGGACAATTATGGTTACTATGGATGGCATGTTGACCACATTATACCATTGTCTGAATTCGATTTGACCGATCCTATGCAATTTAAAAAAGCGATGTATTACACGAATTTACAACCGTTGTGGATGGAAGAAAATCTCGCTAAGAAAAATCTAAGACAAATTTGTTAATAGATTGTTCTTTCAATTTAAATTCAAAATCAACATCCGTAGGACATTTGAACAATTCTTCGTGCAGTTGATATACACAATCGGAATGTGCTCTATCAATTGGAGATTTTTTTCCATTACTAAAGTGAAATAGAGGTTTGTGATTACCCCAAGTTTTTCTTGCCAAGTCACATGCTTGTTCCGGAGTTAAATTACCATAAGTATTCCCACATCTATGGTGATGCGAGTCATATGTAATGGGCATGTTGATTCTTTTATATACATGCTCATATAGCAATTTAGTATTCCAACTCTTTCCTTTGTCTTCTGCCTCCAATACGAGTCTATTACGCACGCTGTTACTCATTAGATTATACGACTCAATGAATCTATCGGCAGCTTCACTAAAGTTGCCATCGTTATAACAATTCATATGAATGTTAATAGGTGCTTCGTATGAGTGAGGAAGATCAAGCAAGTCCATGATATAACCATGCTGTTCAAGATCACGAATAGCGTTTTCACGAACTTTTGGGTTTGGACTAGCAGGAACAACAAACTGATCTGGATGCATACTGCAACGAACTTTATTCTGTTTAATCGTGTCAGCACACGCACGAAACTCTGCATAAATCTCAGAAGCATTGTAGAAATCATCCACACTAAACTTTAGGTCTGGATGTGTCATCAACGGAAATACATTGCTACCGATACGATAGTTCCAGCCTTGTTTGGCACACTCTTTGACAATAGCGTGAATAGTCTTGATGTTGTTCAACGAACGGTCGGCAAGAACTTTCATTGCTGTTTCTTTACCCAACTTAGTGTATTGGGCATAGGTCATAACATT